TTCTAATTGGGCAACAAGTAAACTCACTTGTTCAATGAGCGGATTCAAACTCGCTTCTAACTCCGCTTTTGTTACAACATCTGGGACAACTTCTTTAGTTTCCTGCACTGGAGTAGCAGAAACGCCAGAGCGCAATACATTCCCAAGCTCCGTAAACGGGTCTTGTAACAATTGCAGTTTCTCATCTGGACTTAAATCCATCTCCATAACCTCATCATATTGAGCGCGCAATTCACCAAACACCGTGTCAAATAAATGAGGTTCTTTCTCAGGAGGCTTGATAATTCCAATCAACTCCCGAACTTCCCTGGAGAGAGCTTGGATTTCTGTTTCTTCAGGCACAACATCTTCCACCGGTAAACTTGCCACTTCCAATTCAGCAACTTCTTCCTCTGGTGTTTCAATGTTTTCACCTTCAACAGAAACCTCCTCAACCTCAGGTTCAGATACTTCTACCTCAACCAATTCCTCATCGTCATCTGTGCGCTCAACAACAGCCTCAGATTTGCCGACGAGTTTTGCCTCATGTTCGAGTTCTTCTGCTAACTCTTCACCGACAATGCTTTCAGCATCTTCCTTACGTGTAGTCATACTATCCTCCACGATGGGCAATATGTCCGTTCTGGTATTCACCGGTATTCTGGTCAATGCCAAATGGAGTAAATGCCCTCTTGCGAATGTTCTATCTCCAACACCTTGAGCACACATTGGACATCTATCAGTTAGATTTTTCCTTTCAAATTTAAAATTCCCATGATAATGCGCCCAATCAATAAACCCTATTGATATTCTTACTTTCTCTTTTTCACTTTTCTCTTCTGAATATAAATCATCACATATTGATTTGAAACAAGCGCGACCAAGTTTGGTGTCCGAAAACACTCCCTTAGCTTTTAGCATTTTCCCATCAACGTATAAACCCTGGGTTGGTCCTACTAACCCCCTCCCATTCAAATCGGGATAATGAGATAATGATAAATAAGGCATACCCCCACACCAGGCATCAGTACACAATTCCTCTGGAGGAGCTTCCTCTTCTACCGCTCTACGAATGAAATCATTGTAAAGTTCAATGGACATCTTTTCATCGTAATCATCGCGGTCAGTATCAGAGGCAACCGCAAACCAGCGCATTTCTTGAGTTTTCTTGTCAAAGGATGCCTTGGAAATGTATAAAGACATCTCTGCCATTGAAAGATCAACGTCTGATTTCTTGTGCCATTTTCCATCCTTGCCCTTAGAGTAACCAGCACTCTTTACTGCTCCCCAAGCGCGTTTAGCGGCACATTCTTCATCTTTTTTGCATTCACCAGACAAGCTGTTCTTATAAACACTCTCAAACAACTTCGCTGCTTCCGGAGGAAGAGTCCCTATCGGCATATCAATTCACCTCGATAACCCCAAACACCTCAAACCAACCAATAACTAACAACCACATTACAAATGATGTAAATGCTGCTGTTGTAATCTCTGATAGTCCGGGGTAATATATCGGAAATATATTTGCCTTGAACCATATTAGCAGGATTAGGTACACCCAAAATCCTAAGCAAAGATTACATTCTATTAATGTTGTTAGATGTAATTTTTTGGCAATTATGTTTGTGGGTGGAAACTTCCTCAGAATAAACATGAGGAGTTTTCCTGTCATCGCATAGGCGATAAATTCAATCATCGAGTCAAAATAAACAGTATAGGAATTACAAATTCATTCGCCATATCGCCAATTGCCCGACGCACCCCAATTTGAGTATTCTGAACATTCCAGCCAGCATTCAAAAGAACGGTAAGATAATCCTCAAAAACAGCGGGATTTTCAGCAAGGGGATCGCTGCTAGGCCAGTTCAAAGCAATATCACGCTGAATAATCTTTACCCGTGATTCTAAAACTTCTTCAGTTCCCATTGATTCTTTTATAACATTCGGTGTATTAATAGGCATTTTATTCTCCTGTCCAAATCGTAAATTTTCCATCTCTGATTAATTGTTTTAATTCCTCTTCATTATAAGTTATACCACAATGTTCATGCGGATGTGCAGGAGGAACTTCTGTTGCCCCAAACACACTTTCAAATTTATAATCTAAAGGAACATCTCCTACATCAATATTTGCCTGGCAAACCTCACATGGAATATCAGTTCCATAATGTACCCATCGCTTCTGAGCCAATCCCATTGATTTGAACTGCTTCAACCAGGCATTCATTTCAGCAGATCTAAGCTCGAATGAAACTATGCTCCTAATTCTATACTCTGTCAATCCCCTTATTTGGGATTTTACAGTATCAGAAACTTGTTGCATAAAAATATTATCATCTAATATTTCTTTTATGTCAACCCCTGCACGAATTTTTGCAATTATATCTTCCTGGGTCAACCCTTGCCTGATTCCGCTTACAAGCATTCTGCGAAGATAGTATTTTGTTCCATCATTCACATTTTTAATCATTCTTGCGGCGTGTTTAGAAAGTTCTTCTAAAACAGATTCATTTGTAAGGCGGAATACAACATTCGGATCTAGTATTGGTGATGCCAATTCTCCTGCCAAATACATATCATTTACAATTTCTTCAGCAGCATTTCTCAAAGCAACTATATAGGCAGCCGATAAAATTGCAACAATTTCTTCCTCATCAATGTCCAGCAACCACCAATCGTCCTTTTCCAAATCATTATCAATCTTCTTATCATCTGACGCTTTTTGAATTTTTACATCATTCTCTCCTTTTCCATACAAAGCTTTCTCATGCCACAAATTCCAGCGACTAATTTCCTGAGAACCAGATAACTTTGTCAATGCTCCTTTTACCTGTCTGAATACTTTGGGAGCAATCAAATTGATTAGCCGTTCTATTTGTTTATTTGTTGCTTTCCCAACCAAGTCCTCAAAAGACACCTTCAGTACAGTTCCCATTGCATCTTCTGATGTACTTTTGCCAATTTCCGGCTCACCATGCCCACCCTGTGATGGGGGAACTGGATTACCTATTTCCCCTGGTCTTACAGGAGAATTGCCCTCTGGAAGTACATCGAAATCTTCCATTGGTATTTCTTCTGGAATTGAAACTGTAATCAATCCATCCCTGATCATCTGCATACGCCCTTCTTTGGGAGTAAGCATTCTCTTATCAATGGCCTGACTAAATGCGGTCATAGTGGACATTCTAGCGCGCCCACGCGCCACATTCAACTCATCGTCATAATCAATCCATTCAAAGGATAATGATTCGGGCAACATGCGATTGAAATATGCCCTGAATTTCTTTTTCAAAACAGACAACAGGGATTTGCGTGTTTTTCGCTCTTCTCTAATACTTCCGGCTAACGTTTCCCCACCATTTACGGAAGCTGATACTCCTAAATCCCCAAGACTCAATCCATATCCAGCAGCAACATAAGATGCCATTTTCAATGAAATCTCATTAAACATTATTTCGCTGGGAGGACGGGTAAACGGAATCCATTTCACTTCTTTTTCATGCTCATACAGCACAGGAATTTTGAATGGATCAATTCCCCCCAATAATGACCGGAAACTCTCTATCCATTGTTCAGCAGATTCCTTCTCCATATCCATCAAATCAAGAATACCCGCTTCGGGGGTATCTAAGAGAAGATTAGCATAATAAATATCTCCTCTCCGCAACATTTCCAACGAGAGATAAATTTTCTCTGGGGGTGCTAATCCCCATCCCTCTCGCTTCATTTGTGGGCGAGGAGATAAATAGATGCGATTTATCGCGTAATATGGAAAATATACTAAATCAACATCATATCCCAATACACGCTGTCCAACAGGAGTTATCTTGTTTAGTGTGGGAAACAAAGTTACACCATCAATAGGAATTACTGCCAATACCCTTCCGTCTGGAGCATCATTCTCTCGAATGAGTTCAGTTGCACCTCCAAATGGAATAGTCAATACATCCTGACCAACTATCTCAATGTGTTCGGTAAAATCTACCCCAAACTCATATTCAAATCCCCGCGTGTAATAGTCAATCTCACCAGAAAGCTCATCCTGCTGAGTAGAATCTCTGGCCTGAACTTTCCAATCAAGTGCATTAACATAGGCAAGCAAAGTATCCCGACATAAAGTTGCTACCGGTTGATTTGCAACTATGGCTCTCCATTGTTCTCCAAGCATCCATTCAGGAGTTGAAAAAGCGGGAATTAGCCGTAAAAGATAAGATGGTAAATCTAAACTTCGTTGCCCCGTTTCTTTAGTCGGGAGAGGAGCATTTAGCATAGTTTTTCCTTTAGTTAGCAGGCAATCCCATAACCATAAGCGAAGCGGTATTAACCTTAATGGATGGAGTTCCGCCACTAGCTAATAGATACAGCTCCAGTTCTGAGTTAGAACCAGTCACAGATACAGTCCCATATGCGGCAACCGCCCTTGATGATCCAGATGCTCCCATGTACTCTTCAAACATAATCCCATCTTGACGAGTACCATCGATATAAGCAGCACCCTTCAAAACATATGCGCCATCACCCTCAACAGAAGCATTAATGGAAACAAAATAAGTTCCTGGCAAATCAATATCTATCAAATCAGAACCATATGTTGGGGTAATATTTGTACTGGACAATCCATTATTTGTGAAGATTCCAGTAGGTTTCAACCAGCTAGTTGACAAAGCTTGCGACACAGTTCCAGTAGAAACCCACATATGCCCATGCTCAATAAATCCACTAACCGCTGTTTGCAAGGGACCCAAAAACCCCGGCGGGATTGTTGGTGTTTCACCAGGCAAAGAATCTTCAAGTACCTCTGCTATTGTTCCTACCGCCTCATCTTCACTTAGAATATCCCCACTAAGCGTTCCTGGCTGATCACTCGGAATAGCCGTTCCTATTAATGATCTAACTATCCTGTTTAAAGCCTCTTTCTTAGAATATCTCTGCCAAGTCATTATGCACTCCTCCACCAAATACCATTAATATCACCTTGTATTATACACCACGTTCAATAAATTTGACAAGACTTTTTAGATAATCAATTTTTCTTGAATTTTCAATATCTCTCTTTTTTGTTCACCTTTAGGGGATACAGCACTTAATTGATGGGGTTGATGTAAGCAAGTTGGTTTATGTGGAGTAACTTCTATAAAGTTATATTTTTCTCTATAAGAAATGAACCACATATCAATTGTACCATGCCCATCAATTATTGGCATTTCCTCCCATATCGGACAATCACGTTTTGCAGCACCAACAAACCACCAGGGATATTCTTTCCACTCAACATGCACAGAATTTGGCCTTCCTGAGAATCCTATTATATCCATAAACCCCGGTAATTTCCATACATTTTCAATATTGCTGTGCCAATCAACAAGATCTAATAATCCATAATAATTCACATTAAGAAACTGTGGTTTCAAAGACATCCAAACCCAATCTCCAGTAAGCTCTTTTGATTTTGATAAAGTGTAATAATGAGCATCCTTCAATTCTATACCCATACATCCATCATACATAGATTGAACCGCATCAAAGTGGAGCATCATTTCTGGATGGCTAATAACAATTACCTCTCCTTTAGTTTTTGGAAACATATTATTGAATGCTCTGGATGGGCAAGATCTCCAACTATTTCGTTCTGCTCTAAACGTCCTTAGTTGCAGGAAGTTTGAGAATAAATCAAATATTGGTGTCAGGTCTTGAGTGGAGCCATCATCCATTATCAACACTTCAAATTCTTTCCACTCCTGCCTTGCCAAACATTCCAGTGATCGCGCCAACTGCCATTGGCGATTCCACGTACTTATCACGATTGATACTTTTGGATCTCCAGTAAAAGCCGGTTCTAAATCATCTAAAACCAATTTTGCTTTCCTGTTAGCATATTGATCTACCCCTGGGTCAAAATTATCAAATTCATTTCTGGATAGCATTTATTTTATCCCATGCCAACTGCTAAGAATTTCATCTTCTTCCATTGTCTTATCGGAGCAACACACATCCTTGCCCCCGACACACTATCTATTGTATCATCTTTCCTTCCAACAGGGAAACTGGACAATTGTGAGAAAAAGTGGTCAGTCCACAATCCTCTAACAATATAAACTCTACCATTCGCCGCTTCAGCAAACCAGATGTTTGCTCTCATAATCTTATCGCCCTCTGGTTTGTGCGCTCTAACAGAATATGCTGCCAACCTCACATCATCAGCAATATCAGCAACCTGATTCTTTCCACCAGAGCCAGGCTCTTGCTCAACATAGATTGGAACCGTCGGACCATCAAAAGCAGCAATTTGAGAAATCTTAGTCTTTATCTCTTTATATTCCCAATATCCAGCAACCTGATCCATAATATAAAAATTGTATCCATCCCAGCCTACCAGTGTTCCAACTGTCTCATCAGGGTCATCCGCTCTCTTACCAGAAATCTTTTTCTCACTGGCGGCTAAATCCCAATATCTTACAACTGTTTTCAAAACAACATTATCAGGGATTCTGCCAAGCATCTTATCCTTGAACCAACCAACATCTCCAAGAATGCCGCCCTCATCAACAAACTCACCTTCCAACTCCTGCTCTCTCATCCATCCTGGAGGATAAGCCATGAGCATTGATGCGTAAAATCCTGGATCTAAATTTTCTTTGTTATCAGAAATTGTTCCACCCCACCACTCAACCAGAGACCTTTCTTCTTCCTCCATCGCCATAAGCTTTATTACTTCTTCTGGAACTTCACGTTTCACAAACAGGGTATAAACCCAATTGTCTTTCCCCCTTGGGGTTGCAGTGGTAAATCTTTGTGGTTTATCACCAATACGAACAGAAGCAACAGCAATTTTCCATCCCAGACCATCCACATCTCTTGAGCCTTCGTCATACCACAACCAATTGATGTTTGGTCCTCTTGCACTGTCTGGATTTCTCAATCCCTTGCAGAACATCTTTGCCCCATTTTTAAATACCATAGTAAATGGTTTATGTGGTTCCCAATGTTCTTCTTGACGGTATTGTTGTTCTGTAACTACCATATCCCAGGGTATCCACATTTTCAATTCAGGCCATGTGGAGTATTTGAAGTTTTCAAAATCGGGATTTAGAACAGCACCAGATAATCCCTCCTTCACTTTTTTAAGAGCTTTTTGCGCTCCGGCAGCCGTTTTTCCTGATCCTCTTGCCCCAATGAAAGCAGAAAATTGAGCATCGCTATTGATAAACTCCCCCTGCGTTCTGGTAGGAATATATAAATTCCCATCACTCCTGGTGAAGAATCCATTCTCCCCCAATCTCCATGTTTCTTTGGGTTTCTCCTTTTTTCTGATAACGGGCTGCAATCCACGTGCTTTCAATTCGGCAGAAATTATCAGAAATTCCTGTTCCGGTGTAAGATTGCTCATTCTTCTTCAATCTCAAATTCAATCCCCTCTTTATCCCGATCAACAAAACACCATCGGTCAAACCCATCATAATAATAATATTCTAATTCTGTTTCCTCTTCAACATCCAC